AGCAAACGAAGACGTTCCATCATCCAATATTTGAGCACTTGTTGTACTGCCATTCTTGACCAAAAACGATCCATCAACTGTCGCATTGTTATCGACTTGCATGGCGCCTGAAAACGACGAGGTTCCGTCCGTACCATTAATCTTTGCTGTCTCTGCGTCACTATTTTTGAATGTAACGGTGCCATCAAAATTTGCGGCATTATTGACTGACATCACACCGGCGAATGACGACGTTCCATCTTTATTGATCGACGCTTTTGTACCTACCAAAAACGAACTATCCTTAATGGACATATTTCCCGAAAAGCTCGAAACACCACCCACGGTAAGTGTACCTTCATTTTGCATGTCACCGGCAAATGAAGAGTTACCGGTATCATTACTTATGGTCGCCTTGAGACTTGTGTAGTCGTCGGTGTACACTTTGATGTTTGTATTCGATTGAATGTCAGAATCTTTGAGACGAAGCATCGAGGTCGTCACGATTTCATGAGTAGCCGTGTTAGAACCCATGATGGCGATGACATTTGCATTGTCTTCTTGAATGGGTGTGATGTATGTAGCACTAGATCTGGTTGGATTTTCACCCTCACCAGATGCATTAAGAAATATGGTATTGTCGAGTGCATCACTAGGTTGACTAAAATTCTGTGTCTGATATCCAATTGCAATAGAATAACTACCTATATTTTGTCCACTGTTTATACCTACAATTGTTGGTTGAGCTCCAAGAGTACCTTCACCAGTACTACCACCGCCAATTTTTACAAAATCTGTACCCACAACCCGGGAATTTAACTCACCGACCTCTACCGCAACATCGGCGACATCACCAAAGTTTTCAATACCTGAAATCGACGCATTAATCGCACTCACACAACTTTCAATCGTATCTATATTGTTCTCTATACTCACGACGTTCGCTTGAAGTGTCGTGACGTTCGTATACATCGCTAAAGAATTACTTTCGAGTTCTACGACGTTCGCTGTGATATCAGTGACATTGGACTGAAGAACCGTCACGTTTGCAAAAGTATTATCAACGATCAAAGCATTTGCGAGATGTATGGTCTCTAGGGTTTCGATTCTAGTAGCATTTGACTCATGATCGGTAAGAAGATCATCGAACGCTGTTGAATCTGGATTTATATTGTTTTCGCTTAAGATACCATCTATACGTGTTATGTCGGCTTGTGAGACTAAAATGTTCGAAAAGTTGCCACTTGTGAGTCCCTGTATGGTACCAAGTTGCTGTTGAAATTGAGCCTTTTCAAACACATCGGCCTTTGTCGCCGTCCGATCAATAATCGTTCGTTCACCAGTTTGGTCAAGGCGATTAATAATCATCTCTCTAACCTGAGTTGTCTTTCCAACCATGGTATTCTATATTAGTTTCCGAATAAAATTCCAGCCATTCCGTCCTGGATTCGTAACACGTTAAAGTTCACTGCGTAAACTCGAATTTTTTCATTTGAGCGATTAGCTCCGACGACTGCATTTCTTATTTGAATTTTAGCGTTGTCTAGACGACTGAAATTACAGTTACCCGTCGATTTGTACTCAGATGCGTTCGTACAGAAATGGTAGGCGTAATATCTCGTATAGAATGGCACGTTGTATTCTTCGTGGAATGCCGAGATACCGTAGTCTGAATTGTAATAATTTTGGACTGAATGGAAATATGTTGGACTCATGTTTTCTAGCAAAGCTGTACCATTCAAAAGTATGTCCGCCGAGTCAAATGTAAAACGATCGGCTGCGACGTTGTCTGTCAATGTTGGAATACCAAAGAATAGAGATTTGACAGGATGGTTAAAAGCAGAAATATCAATGTCATTATAGCCGACGACCAAATTTTCTTTAATCATCTGAGTCTGTGTGATGATAAAATCCATTTTGTTACTCGTGAGCTTCTTACGTTCCCGAGTATCGAGGAACACATAGTTCCCATAAAGTTTAGCCTTGACTGGAGTATTTGTCTCTGTAAAATTTACACGAACCTCGACCTGGTGGTATTGTAAGGCGACCATAGGAATAAAAGACTTTCGGCTATTAAAGAAGAATGTCAATGGAAGAAAGTTAGTATTCGTCACCGAACACTTGTTGTTAATCTCCTGGGACTTTGTGTATGTGTCCGCCAAGTAATTCTGATAAATGTCACTTACAAAATCAAACGGTTGAGAGTCAATCTTTTGTCCTCCGACATAAAGATCAAGTGTAGCACCTTGAAAAGCTTCGACGAGTTCTTCACCTTCGAACCAGAGACCCGTCAAAAGATCGCCGTACGATGGAATGACACAAGAATCATCGGCCAAAGTAAATTCCTTGATAAACTTGGGAGCTTGAGCAAAGTTTGTGTGCCTCGAAAACTTTTCAGAGAACAGAGATGTTCCTTCATTACTCGTAAAAAATACATCTTGGGCACCTTTCGCGACAAGTTGAATTAATGCACCAGACATTTTCTAATAGAGACTCAGATTATAAAACTAAACACTTTCCCTGGAAAGGTGAATCGTCGTCGTCTTCTTGCTCTTTTTCTAGATTAAAACCACCTTGTTTATAGACTCGTAGGCGTTTTTTGTACATGGCGTGAAGTATAGACCATTGATCGACGATATCATAGATTTGTGGGTTATTTTGTTTACCAGGTGTTTCTCTCATGACACGACCAATAGACTGCTGGATGTCGGACTTTGGTGTCGCCAAGATGACTGTATCCAAAGTTGGGATGTCTAAACCTTCGTGAGCTTGACTGAACGTCGCAAAGATGATTTTCTTTTTGGAAGATGCTTCGAGGTCTGCTTCTTTCATACCACCCATGTAGAGACCTGAATTTTTGGGAAAGCACTGATGTAAAAATTCACAGTGCTGTCTTCGATCACTGAGTACTAATAACTGCCTCGTTCCGGCTGATGCCTTTTTCACAAGCTGTACTAACATTTGGTTACGACCCCTATGTTCAACGAGTTCTGTAATCATATTGACGAGTGAAACATTTCCTGTTCGACTACATGGTGGTGGATTTCTAAACATTGGACATTCAAACTCAATTGGAAAAACGTCAACCTGTTTTTGATTTTCGCGTTCGACTGCAAAAAATATTGGACCCATGAACCAGTGAAGCACCTTGGACAACCCATCCTTTCGAACAGGTGTTGCCGATAACCCAAATATGTGTCTAGGACACATTTTGAAGAGAGACTGACTAAACACTTTGGCGCATATATGATGAGCTTCATCAACAATCACTGTACCAATACTTTCAAAGTCACCAAATGAATATTCTTTCAGAGACAATGACTGAAGCATTGCGATAATAAAGTCACACTCAACTTCTTTTTTATCTTGTTGAACGAGACCGATCGTGGCCCCCGGACAGAATTGTTTGATTCTTTCACGCCATTGATTGGCCAAAAATTCTTTGTGAACGATGATCATGGTTCGATAACCAAGTTTACATGCGATTGCTAACGACACCGTTGTCTTTCCAAATCCACATGGTAAAGATAACACACCGTGCCCAGCTTCCATAGCTTTCGTGAGAGCTTCATTTTGATGTGTTTCGTCGCGAAGTTTTCCATGAAACTTGAGGTTCACCTTTGTTGGTTCTGGGCGGCGATCTTCTTTAGCCTTTCCAAATTTTTCTTCGGCGTAGTACCTCGGAACACAAATTCCAGATTTTCCATTTTTAAAAACCTTGAACGGTGGTGGTGGATAACCAAATTCTGTGTTGACCAATGGCCGAACAGTCAAGTCTTTTTTAAGATCTGGTGGTGGATCTGAAACTATATAGCCAGACCTCGATAGCATTATTTAGTTAAAGACTAAAAACTTTAAATAATATATGTCTCTTACTTTGAATGATTCTATAGAAAACTGTCAAAATACAATTAACAAATTATTTAAAATACAAAAACAAATAGTTCACTGTAGAAAAAATAATATTGAAAATTATAAACATTATGAAAATGTACAAATTCAAAACAATATAAATGAAAACGAAAAAATATTGTCTGATCTATACCCTCCTCCGCAAAATTCAAGTAATGTAAATCATGAGCATACGAGTCTAGATCGACCGCAAATTGTAACGTCTGAAGATCCACAAGATATTGTAATTTTAGTATCAAAATTATACAATTTATTAAATTGCATGAAGGAAAATAACATCGAAACTTTTCATTATGATAAGATTGATATCGACGAATTGCAGATGATTATAGATCATAATAATGATCTTATATTTTGAAATAGTAAGTTAAAGACTAAAAACTTTAATTTACTACAATATGCCGACCCTTAACGTCGATGAAAATATTAATAAGATTCGCCAATCAATTGATGAAATGACTCGTGAGATTCTTCGCCTTGAAGGATCCCTTCGTGTTTTCTTGGGATTCAAGGAGAATGGTCTGACTGAAGTTGATATACCCGAGGCCGA